TAATATCCCCTTTGCTTGTCAGCAAAAGGGGATATTTAGCTTGCGTTCCCTCCTGTAAAACACAGAAAACCAGGTTGGTTTGGTTTGGCAATTCGCCCGGATGCGCTGTGATGCGCTCCGGGCTTTCGCTTTGCTTGCAGGCTCCCGTTGAGAAAATGCGAGAAAATGAAAGAAAACGTGAGATATTTGGAGATATCGGGGGATAACAAGAGGAAATGGGAGATAATGGGCACTTGGGAAAGGCAAAAAACGCGGAGCAATGCCGCTTTGCCAGCCGGGGCCAAAGAGCCGCCGTTCGGCGGGAGAGTGTTCCGCGCCCCGCGCCGCCGCAGTTGCAGTCCGCGCAATCAGGCTTTGCGGGGCTGCTGATGCGCTTTTGGGCGGGAATTTAATCTGGCATTAAATTTATCTCCTGTGTTTGCAACGCTTTCCGGGGTTTGTGTGTCGTTTCTGTGTCGATTTGGCGCCCTGGGCGGGCGGCGGTCTGTTCCGGGAGGTCCGCCGGCGGGCTCAGCTGCTGGGTGCCTGGCGGGGCGGCTGTAGGTGTTTGGACCTGTGTGCGGGTGCAGGGTAGGGGGTAGCGGAAAAAGCGGCGGGCCTTTCAGCAGACGGGTGAAGATATGTCCCCTCACGTTCTCCACCCCTGGCGGAAAAGAGGAGGGCGGGGGCTTTTGCATTGCCAGCCGAAAATTTCTGAAAGTCATTCGCAAAATCTTTGAAATGGATTTCAGAGCGGGAGTCGTGGTAGGGTGGGATCAGGAATATTTACGCGCGCGTGGGAGGAGGTGCGGCGAATGGCGGGAGCGAGCAGGGAAAGCGCAGCGGGCAAGGCTCTGGTTGATTTGCTGGACCGGTACCTTGCGCAGTGCGACAAATTGGGCAAGCGCCCGACGCTTTCCGGGCTGCGGGCATTCGGAAAAGACGAGGAGTCCGAGTCGCTGGTGCAGCGGGTAGATCGCACGATCGGGCGATATTTGGACGAGTGCGAGGAAACGGGCACTGTGCCGTCGGAGCAGGAAATGGCGCGGAAGCTGAAGGTATCGACGCGGACGCTGCGGCAGTGGTGTGACGGAGAGAAGGACCCGGAGCTGCAGGAAGTGGTGGAGGGCGCGTATGCCCGGCTCACTGGCATTTATATGCAGCTTCTGACGACAGGCAACAAGAACATGACGCCGTTTGTGATCTTCATGTTGAAGCAGCCGCGCTTTGCCGGCTATCAGGACAAGATTGAAGCGAAGCAGGACATTGCGGTGAATGTGAAGATGGGCGCGAACGTAGACGCGTCGGATTTCCAGTGAGCGGGAGGTGCAGGGCGTGAGCGAGTTTCTGATGGGCATGATGCTGGCCTTGCAGGCAGTGACGCTGGCGGTGGTACTGATGGACCGGCAGCAGAACATCCGGCCCGCTGCGGAGAGCGAGGCGCCGGAGGAAGAAGCGCGGCGGAGCAGCCAGGTAGCCGAAGGGTTTGAAAATCTGATGAACTACGAGGTCAATCTTGGGCGCGGGCTGCGCGCCGGAGGTGAGCCGTAATGTACAGCGTGCAGGCGGTATTTGACAAGGCGATCCACTGGATCGACGCCCAGAACGAATCAACGGGCTCGACGATGACGGCGGACACGAAGGAATATGCGCTGCGGACACCCAGCATTGTGAACATGTACCTGAACGTGGTGTACCCGTACAGCGACACCTACGCGGCGCGGGAAGACGGGCGCAGGCCGTTTCTGGAGCCGGTGGCGGCGCTGGAAGACGAGCTGGATCTGGACGCGTATATCTGCATGAGCGTGCTGCCGTTTGCGCTGGCGGCGGGGCTTCTGGTGGAGGAAAATGCCGCCGTGGCAGACGCGGCGCTGCAGATCTACCAGGAAAATCTGGCCCGGGCGGCGGGGACGCTGCCGTCTGAGATCAGCGATGTGGAGAACGTGTACGGCGGCTTTGGCGGGATCGAATACGGCGAGTTTTCCCGCTGGGCATGAGTGAGATCACAGCGCCGGACAGACCAGACCGGCTGTGAAATATGATTTCCCGGACAGACCAGTCCGGAGGAAGAGGGACCACATGGAAGAGACCACCAGCACCGTCGTGGAGCAGGCGCAGACCAGCGACAGCTTCATGGAGGGATGGGACGAGGACACGGTGAGCGCGGAGCCGGCAGACCAGCCGGAAGAGCAGCGCGAGGACGACGTCAGCGCAGCGGAACCGCCGAAAGAGGCAGCTGCCGTTTCGGGTGAGGGCACGGAGGCGGCCGAGGAAAGTCCGGCGGAGCCGGAACCGGCGGACGCGCCGAGGACCTGGACGCTGCGGCATCTGGGCGATGTCCACACCGTGAATGAGGCGGACATGGTGTCACTGGCCCAGAAGGGGCTGGACTATGACCGCATCCGCAGCAAGTACGACGAGAGCCGGCCGATCATGGAACTGTTCAGCACGTTTGCCAAACAGGCCAACATGAGCGTAGCTGATTACGCTGCCTATATCCGGACCCAGGCCAAGCAGACCGAGGGCATGAGCGAAGCGGAAGCCAAGCGTGCCGTAGAGCTGGAGGACCGGGAGGCAGTGGTGGCCGCACGGGAAGCGGAGGCGGCGGAACGCCGGGCCGCAGAAGAGCAGGAGGCGGCAGCGCGGACGAGTGCGGAAGAACGCCGACAGGCGGATATCCAGGAATTTCAGGAAACATTTCCCGAAGCAGCCAGGGACCCGAAGTCGATCCCCCCGGAAGTGTGGGCGGAAGTGCGGCAGGGGAAGCGTCTGGTGGCGGCCTATTCCAAATACGCCGTTGCACAGGCCCTTTCCGCTCAGCACAACGCCGAGCATCAGGCGGAGGCCGCGTCCCAGAACCAGAAGAACGCGGCGCGCTCTGCCGGCAGCATGAGAAGCGCCGGGGACAGTAAAGCCGGAAAAGACCCCTTCATGGACGGATTCGACGAATAAACATTGCAGCGTCCCTTCCTGCTTTGGTCAGACGAAAGGAAGGTAACACATGGCTGTCAACTACACGACCAAATACGAAAGCAAGATCGCCGAGCGGTTTCATCTCGGCTCCCTGACGGACTCTGCCTGCGGGCACGATTACTCCTTCGTGGGTGCCAAGACCATCAAGGTCTATTCTGTGGACACCGCTCCGCTCAACGACTTTAACCGGACGGCGGCAAGCAACCGGTTCGGCGCTGTGGCCAATCTGGGCGACACGGTGCAGGAGATGACCTGCACGCAGGACAAGGGCTTCACCTTCGCCATTGACGCCGGCGACCAGTCCGACCAGGCCATCGACAAGGCGGCTGGCAAGGCGCTGCGCCGCCAGATCGACGAGGTCATCATCCCCACCATGGACCAGTACCGGCTGGCACAGTGGGCCGCCGGCGCGGGCAACGAGTTTACCGCCCCCGCCGCCGCATCCAAGAGCACCATCCTGGGCTACCTGATCGACGCCAACGCTATGGCGACGGAGGATCTGGTTCCCATGGAGAACCGCACCATGTTCATCAGCGTGGAGTGGTACAAGCTGCTGGTGCAGGCGGACGCGGTGCTGGCTCTGGAAGGCACCGGTGTGAAGGCCATCACCAAGGGCGCCGTCGGCATGATCGACAACTGCGTGCTCAAGCCCGTGCCCACCAGCTGGATGCCGGAGGGTGTGGGCGCCATCATCAAGTATCGCGGCTGCAGCGTGGATCCCGTGAAGCTGCGGGAGTACGACGTGCTCCAGAAGGTGCAGGGCTTCAGCGGCCCCGTTGTCCAGGGCAGGGTCTATTACGACTCCTTTGTGCTGGACGCCAAGAAGGACGGCATCGTGGTCTGCAAGACCAGCGCTTAATACAGGCCCCAACCATAGGGCCGCTGCTGTTATGGCGGCGGCCCTATTTCCAAATCGGGCGGGAAAGGACAAACGCATGGCATACGGGAAAATGCAAAATGGCGGCGGCGCAGTGAATGTCAGCATGGGGGACTTGAATCCCAAGCAGAAGCTGTTCTGCCAGTCCCGCACGCGATATACCGCCTACGGCGGAGCGCGGGGCGGCGGCAAGACCCATGTCCTGCGCGTCAAGGCGTTCGGCGGGGCGCTGAGCTATCCCGGCATCCGAATCCTGATCGTGCGTAAGGAGTATCCGGAACTGGAGCAGAATATCATCCTGCCGATGCGAAAACTGATTCCGCCGCAGCTGGCCTCTTACAACGGGACCATGCGCATGATGTTCTTTGCCAACGGGTCCGTGATCAAATTCGGGCATTACGGCCCCAATGACGACGACGAGTACCAGGGCGTGGAGTACGACTGGATCTTCATGGAAGAAGCCACGCAGTTTACGGAACGACAGTTTCGGACGCTGGGCGCGTGTTTGCGCGGCGCCACGAAGCTGCCAAGGCGGATGTATCTGACCTGCAACCCCGGCGGTGTGGGGCATTTGTGGGTCAAGCGGCTGTTTGTGGATCGGAACTACCGGGACGGCGAGCGGGCAGAGGATTATACGTTCATCCCCGCCACCGTGGACGACAATCCGCATTTGCTGGAAGCGTCTCCGGAATACAAACAGATGCTGGACCTGCTGCCGGAGGATGTGCGGGCGGCGTGGCGATATGGAGACTGGGACGCGCTGGCCGGGACCTTCTTCCCGGAGTTCCGGCGGGAGACTCATGTGATCTCCCCCTTCCGCCGCATCCCGGCGGAGTGGCGGAAATACCGGGCATTCGACTACGGTCTGGATATGTTCGCGTGTTTGTGGATTGCGCAGGACTTTGACGGGCGCAGCTACGTGTACCGGGAGGTGCAGCAAAGCGGCCTGATCGTGTCGGACGCGGCAAAGCTGGCGCTGGACCTGACGCCGCCGTGGGAGCATATCGAATTCACGCTGGCGCCGCCGGACATCTGGAACCGCCAGAAGGACAGCGGCAAGAGCATGGCGGAACTGTTCGCGGAAAACGGCCTTGGCCTGGTACGGGCCAGCAACAACCGCGTGCAGGGCTGGATGGCGCTGAAAGAAATGCTCAAACCCATGCAAAGCGATATAGACAAGCCCGGCTTTTTGGTGACGGAGGACTGCGTGGGGCTGATCGAGAACCTGCCGGTGATCCAGCACGACGAGAAAAACCCTTCTGACTGCGCCACAGAGCCTCACGACATCACGCACATCGTGGATGCCGCGCGGTATTACGCAGTGACGCGGACGCTGGGCGCGGAGCGGCCGGAGGCGCCACAGGCGGCGCTGGAGCCGGAGGATCTGCTGGAAGATTACGACGCGGCCATGACCGGCGGCGACATGGACGAGGGGTATCTGGAATACGGAGGTGAATGAGCGTGGCACGGATCGCAGCCAACGCGGCAATCAGCGTGATGAAGATCAAGGAGTTCCTTGGCCTGAACGAAAACCGGGATGGCGATACCAACCTGAAGACCGGGGAACTGAGCGAACTGCGCAACTTCCGCATCACACGGGACAACCATTTGCAGATCCGGCCCGGGACAAAAACCGTGCTCACACTGCGGGAAGCGTGGGACGCCTGGGCGGCGGAGCACGAAACGGACGTGACAGCGCCGCGTTTTTGCGGCGTATGGCACGGCAAGGTGGGCGACGCCTACCACACGCTGGCAGCGTTTGGCGGCGTGATCTTTGACGTGGATATGGATGGCACGGCTCCGCGGGGTGTGGGAACCTGCACGCAGGACGAGACCAGCTTCTTTGGATTTGAAGGAAATGTCTACCTGCTCAACGGGCACGAGTACCTGTTCTGGGACGGCGGTGCGGAGACGTCTTTTGCGGAGGTGGAGCCGTATGTTCCTTTGGTGCTGACGGCAGCGACGCCGCTTGGCGCCGGTACCAGCCTGGAAAACGCCAACCGCCTGACCAACCGGCGGCGGGCTCGCTACAGCCCGGACGGGACTTCCAAGGACTTTTTTCTGCCGGAGTCGGAAGTGGGAGAGATCCTGGAAGTGGAAGGCACGGAAGCGACCTATACCCTGGACGCGGAGAAAGGCAAAGTGACGTTTGCCAGCGCTCCGACGGCAGGCGTCAATTCGCTTACCATCACCTACAGCAAGGGCGAAGGCGCGGCGGCGGAAGTTCGTGGCATGCGATACGCGGAGTTGTTTAACGGCGCGACGGACACGCGGGTGTTCCTGTACGGCGACGGAAGCAACAAGACCATTTTCAGCGGCATCAATTCCGAGACGGCGAAGCCGGACGCGGGGTATTTCCCGGACCTGTACGAAGCCAGCATCGGCGAGGCAAACACGCCTATCACCGCCATGATCCGGCACTATTCCCGTTTGCTGGTGTTTAAGAGCGCCAGCGCGTGGAGCATGCAGTACGAAGTGCTGGCGCTGGCGACCGGCGGGGCGTCTACCGCCTTTTATGTGACGCCGGTGAACCGGCAGATCGGCAACGCCGCCCCGGGACAGGCGCAGCTGCTGGAAAACAACCCGCTGACGCTGTTTGAAAAGAGCATTTACCGCTGGCAGGCCACTTCTACTGGCGGCAACATCACATCTGACAACCGCAATGCCAGCCGGATTTCCGACCGGGTGGCGGTGACGCTGGCGGGTTTTGATCTGGAAAAGACAAAGACGTTTAACCGCCTGAATGAAAATGAGTTTTGGTTCCTCTATGGCGGCAGAGCCCTGATCCTGAACTACGCCAGCGACGCCTGGTACGAATACACCAACATGCCGTTTACAGACATGCTGGAGATCGGCGGGGAACTGTACGGCTTTACGGAGGAGGGGCGGTGCGTGCATATCAGCCGCCGCTACCGCAACGACGACGGCGCGGAAATCGACGCCTACGCCGCCAGCGGTTCCATGGACTTTGACAAAGCGTGGCTACTGAAATACAGCCCCATGCTGTTTGTAGCGATCCAGCCGGAAAGCGGCGCGAGAGTCACGGTTACGGTGGAGACCAACCGGCGCAGCGACTACCCGGAGAAACTGGTGGCGGCAGGCTTTGCGACTTTCGCCCATGTGGATTTCGCCCACTGGTCCTTCGGCACCAACCGCAAGCCCCAGGTGCGGCGGGTGAAGATGAAGGTGAAAAAGGCGACATTTTACAAGCTGATCTTCCGGAGTTTTTCGTCCTCCGCCACCGCAACGGTGCTGGAGACGGATGTACAGCTGCGCTATACCGGAAATGTAAAGTGAGGAGGTAGAGATGAAAGCGGACCTGACGCCCCAGAGCATTGCTAGGGAGTATGACGCGGGACTTTCTTTCAACAACGGCATCGACCTGTATGACTGCGTCCAGACCAACGAGAATTTCTTTATCGGCAAACAGTGGGAGGGCGTGAAATCCAACGGATTGCCCACGCCGGTATTCAATTTCCTCAAGCGCGTGGTGCTGTTCTCCGTGGCCAACGTTTCCACGGACAACCTGAAACTCCATGCAAAACCCCTGCCTGGCAGCGGGCAGATGGGTGCGGCGGGAATGGAGGCGCTGACCGACATCCTCAACGACCAGTTCACCGCCATCTTTGAGTTTAACAAAATGGGCGCTTTGATCCGGGAGTTCTGCCGCAACGCCGCCGTGGACGCGGACGGGTGTATGTACACCTACTGGGACGCGGATGTGGAGACCGGGCAGCCCAGCCGCGGCGCCATCCGGACGGAGGTCCTGATGAACACGCAGGTGCTGTTCGGCAAC